TGACAATGAGTTTAAACGCCGTGAAGAAGGTTTTTGGTATATAAATAAAGATATACCTACTTATATCACAGGTACTCATTACATGTATTTACAATGGTCTAAGATTGATGTTGGGCAACCAGATTTTCGAGAAGCAAATAGAATCTTTTTTATATTCTGGGCAGCAGTGCTCGCGGATCAAAGATGTTATGGCATGTGCTATCTTAAAAATAGACGTTCTGGTTTTTCTTTTATGGCGTCTGGTGAATGTGTTAACTTAGCAACTATATCAACCGATGCACGATTTGGAATACTATCTAAATCTGGTGCAGATGCTAAAAAAATGTTTACTGATAAAGTAGTGCCTATATCTGTTAATTATCCTTTCTTTTTTAAACCTATTCAAGATGGTATGGACAGGCCTAAAACCGAGTTGGCCTACAGAGTACCGGCTAGTAAGTTTACTAGAAGAAGCATTACTTCTACTGACAAACCTGAAGATCTTGCTGGGCTTGATACAACTATTGATTGGAAAAACACAGGAGACAATGCTTATGATGGAGAGAAACTTAAACTTTTAGTACATGATGAATCTGGTAAATGGGAAAGACCTAATAATATACTTAATAACTGGAGAGTTACAAAAACAACTCTTAGATTAGGATCAAGAATTATAGGAAAGTGTATGATGGGATCAACATCAAATGCTTTAGATAAAGGAGGTAGAAATTTTAAGAAACTATATGAAGACTCAAACGTTAACAAGCGAAACGCCAACGGACAGACTCGTTCGGGACTCTATTCTTTGTTCATTCCTATGGAATGGAATTACGAAGGATACATCGATTCTTATGGAATGCCTGTCTTCGAGACTCCAAAAAAACCAGTACAAGGACCTCATGGCGGCAAAATTGAATTAGGAGTAATACAGTATTGGGATAATGAAGTAGAAGGTCTTAAAGACGATCAAGATGGATTAAATGAATTTTACAGACAATTTCCACGCACAACAAAACATGCGTTTAGAGATGAGTCTAAAATGTCTTTATTTAATTTAACTAAAATATACCAACAAATTGATTATAATGAAGGTGTTGAAAAAGATTCTGCTGTAACAACAGGTAGTTTTCATTGGGAAGAAGGAATACAAGACTCTAAGGTTATATTTGTTCCTAACAGAACAGGTAGATTTAAAGTATCTTGGATACCACCTGTGCATTTACAAAATCAAGTATTTGTAAAATTCAATATGAAATATCCTGCAAACGAACACGTTGGTGCCTTTGGGTGTGACAGTTATGACATATCTGGTACCGTTGATGGAAAAGGATCTAATGGTTCATTACACGGTTTAACTAAGTTTAGCATGGACGAACATCCTTCTAATCATTTCTTTTTAGAATATATTGCTAGACCACAGACTGCTGAAATATTTTTTGAAGATGTATTAATGGCTTGTCATTTTTATGGTATGCCAATACTAGCAGAGAATAATAAACCAAGATTATTGTATTACTTTAAAAGAAGAGGTTATAGACATTTTTCTATGAATCGTCCTGATAAATTAAAGTTATCAATAACAGAAAGAGAGATTGGTGGAATACCTAACTCTAGTGAAGATATTAAACAAGCACACGCTGCAGCAATAGAAACTTATATAGAAAACCAAGTTGGTAGTCTAGGTGAAACTTTTGGTAGCATGTATTTTCAAAGAACCCTAGAAGATTGGGCTCAATTTGATATAAACAATAGAACAAAACATGATGCATCTATAAGCTCAGGACTTGCTATAATGGCTTGTAACAAAAATAAATATAGACCAATAAATGAAATAATTAGAGAGAAGGTTTCTTTAGGTTTTACAAAGTATAATAATAAGGGGGATTTCTCTAAAATAATAAAATAAATGATTCAAGGTAATTACAACAGTGGTTTCCCTAGTCAGGTAGTACCTGATGAAGAGAAAATGAGTTTGGAGTATGGTACTCGAGTAGGTCAAGCTATAGAGTATGAATGGTTCAGAAGTAATAGAGGTGGAGATAGATTTTCCATGAACTTTGCTAACTTTCATAACTTAAGACTATACGCTAGAGGAGAACAATCTATACAAAAATATAAAGATGAATTATCTATTAACGGTGATTTGTCTTATCTTAATTTAGACTGGAAGCCTGTACCTATTATACCTAAGTTTGTAGATATTGTTGTTAACGGAATGTCACAGAGAGACTATGACGTTAAAGCTTACGCTATAGATCCTGAATCACAAAAGAAAAGAACTAATTATGCTGAAGGTTTATTAAGAGATATACAAGCAAGATCTTTCCTTAAAAAAGCACAAGAACAAATAGGTATGGATTTATGGACAACATCTGCTCCAGAAAACTTACCTGAAAATAAAGAAGAGTTAAGTCTGCATATGCAACTTAGCTATAAGCAGTCAATAGAAATAGCAGAAGAAGAAGCTATATCTAATGTAATGGCTCAAAACAAATACATACAGACTAAAAAACGAATGCTATATGACTTAGTTGTATTAGGTATTGGTGCTGTAAAAACAAACTTTAATAAGTCAAACGGTATAACTGTTGACTATGTAGATCCTGCTAATTTAGTTTACTCATATTCAGATGATCCTAATTTTCAAGATTTATATTATGTAGGTGAAGTTAAGATGATACACTTGTCTGAATTGCAAAAGCAATTTCCTAACTTAACTCCTGAAGAATTAAAAAGAATAGAAAAGTTTCCTGGCACTCAAAACTATATGAGAAACTGGAACGAGTCACCAGATATGGTTTCTGTTTTATTCTTTGAATACAAAACCTACAGTAATCAAGTATTTAAAATAAAGAAAACTGATCAAGGTCTAGAAAAAGCAATAGTAAAAACAGACTTTTTTAATCCACCACCAAGTGATAATTTTGATAGAGTCTCTAGATCTATAGAGGTTTTATATACTGGTGCTAAGATACTAGGTATAGATACAATGTTAGAATGGAAAATGTCAGAAAACATGACAAGACCTAACTCTAATATGACTAAGGTTAATATGAATTATCAGATATGTGCTCCTAGAATGTACAGAGGACGCATAGAGTCATTAGTTGGAAGAATAACAGGTTTTGCTGATATGATTCAATTATCACATCTTAAGTTACAACAAGTTATAGCTCGTATGGTACCTGATGGTGTGTTTGTAGATGTTGATGGTTTAGCTGAAGTTGATTTAGGTAATGGTACAAATTACAATCCACAAGAAGCATTGAACATGTATTTTCAAACAGGTTCTATAGTAGGTAGATCACTTACGCAAGACGGAGATCCTAATAGAGGTAAGATACCTATTCAAGAATTACAGACTTCTAGCGCTAATGGAAAAATACAATCACTTATAGGTACTTATCAATATTACTTACAAATGATAAGAGATGTAACAGGGCTTAATGAAGCTCGCGATGGAAGCACTCCAGACAAAGATGCTTTGGTAGGTATACAAAAGATGGCTGCTGCTAATTCAAATACAGCAACTAGACATATATTACAAGCGTGTTTATACTTAACGGTTAAGGCTGCTGAAAATGTATCGCTAAGAATAGCTGATATGTTACAGTTTGATTTACTAGCTGATACATTAAAGAAATCCGTAAGTACTTTTAACGTAGGTACACTAGAAGAAATGAGTTCATTGAATTTATTTGACTTTGGTATTTACTTAGAACTAGAACCAGACGATGAAGAAATTGCTAAATTAGAAGAAAACATTCAAGTTGCTTTACAATCAGGTCAAATATTTTTAGAAGATGCTATTGATATTAGACAAGTTAAAAACTTAAAATTAGCTAATCAAATGCTAAAAGTTAAACGTAAAGCTAAACAAAAAATGGATCAACAAATTGCGCAGCAAAATATACAAGCTCAATCTCAAGCTAATATACAAGCTCAAGAAGCATCAGCAATGTATGAGGTTCAAAAGAACGAAGCTATGGCCGCTTCTAAATTACAAATAGAACAAGGTAAAGCAGGTTTTGAAATCCAAAAACTAGAGAAAGAAGCTCAAATAAAGAAAGAGCTAATGGAGATAGAATTTGGTTATCAATTACAATTAGCGCAAATGGAAAAACAAAACATGAGCACTAAAGAAAGAGAAATAGAAGATCGTAAAGATAAAAGAACAAAAATTCAAGCGTCTCAACAAAGTGAGATGATTGCACAAAGAAACAATGACTCAGGTCCTGTAGATTTTGAATCAGGAATAGATGGGTTAGGTGGAATAGATCTAGCAAGCATGAGCCCTAGATAGTATTATTTATTAATTTTATATTATTATATTATGTCAGAAGAAACAAAAACAAACGATGAAGTGATAGCTTCAAATCCTATTGAAACAGGAGGGACAGCTGTAGAACAAAGTCAATCAGATTACAAAGTTGATTTAAAAACTGGATCAACTAAGAAAAAAACAGAAAAATCTAATATTACAAAAGTAGATTTAAGTAAAAAACCAGAAGCAGATGCCATTCCAATCGGAGAAACAAAGAAAGTGGTTGTGGGCGAACAAACCGGAGATAGCGTTAAAGTGGACGAACAAGTACCAGAGTCCAGCCAAGCTACTGAAGAGTTTACACAAATCCAAGAAGTAAGCAAAGAAGAAGTAAAACAGGTTACTAGAGAAGTAAAAGAAGCTATTAGAGATGAAAAAGTATTAGGTAAGGCTTTACCTGAGAACATTGAAAAGCTAGTTACTTTTATGGAAGACACTGGTGGTACTATAGAAGATTACACAAGACTTAACGCTGACTATTCACAGATAGATGGCAATACGTTATTAAAAGAATATTATAAAAAAGCTAAGCCTCATTTAAACGAGGAAGAAATAGGATTTATCATAGAGGATAATTATTCATATGATGAAGAATTGGATGAAGAGCGAGACATCCGCAAGAAAAAGCTCGCGCTTAAAGAAGAGATTGCAAAAGCTCATGGCTTTTTGGACGAATTGAAAGGTAAATATTACGACGAGATCAAGTTGAGACCCGGCGTTACCCAAGATCAACAAAAGGCAACAGAGTTTTTTAATCGATATAATGAAAATCAGGAAGTTGCTACACAACAACACGAAGATTTTAAGACTAAAACTAAACAATTACTTTCAGATGATTTCAAAGGTTTTGATTTCAACGTGGGAGAAAAGAAATTTAGGTACGGTGTTAAAAACCCTGGTGAGGTTGCTGAATCTCAATCTAACATTACAACGTTTGTTCAAAAGTTTTTGGATAAAGATGGCGCTGTAACAGATCATGAAGGTTATCATAAAGCAATATACGCTGCTAGAAACGCTGATACTATAGCACAACATTTTTACGAGCAAGGCAAAGCCGATGCTGTTAAAGATGTAGTTGCTACTTCTAAAAACATAAACAACGAAAGTAGGCCACAACCTTCAGGAGATGTTTTTGTTGGAGGATTTAAAGTTAAAGCAGTTAGTGGTGCTGATTCAAGTTCATTGAAAATAAAAACTAGAAAATTTAACAATTAAAATTTAAAACAAAATGGGAATATTAACTCCTCAATTTGGTAGTTTACAGCCTTCACAGTCACAACAGACTTTGGCTAACAACTACTTAAACTTCAACGGCGCTGCTGGTGGAGGAACATTTGCACAACAATACTTACCTGAAATTTATGAAGCTGAAGTAGAAAGATACGGAAATCGTACTATCGGTGGTTTCTTAAGAATGGTTGGTGCTGAAATGCCAATGACGTCTGATCAAGTAATTTGGTCTGAACAAAATAGATTACACATCGCTTACGATGGTGTAGGAAGAAACGCTAATAACGTTCAAATAAATTTACCTGCTGCTGTCACTAACGTGTTAGCACCAAATATGACTGTAGTAATTATGGATCCAATTAACCCGTCTGCTACTGTGCATGCGATCGTTGGAGCTGTTGCTGGTCAAAATGCAAACGTTTACCCTTACGTTGCTGCTAGTTTAGTTGCTTTATCGCTTACTGGATTAAAAGTATTTGTATACGGTTCTGAATTTGCAAAAGGTACAGTTGGATCAACAGAAAATGTTACTCCTTCTTTCACACAATACGCTAACTCACCAATCATTATCAAATCTAACTACCAAATTAGTGGATCTGATACTGCTCAAATCGGTTGGGTTGAAGTAGGTGCTGAAGACGGAACTTCTGGATTCTTATGGTACTTAAAAGCTGAAGGCGAAACTAGATTAAGATTTGAAGATTACTTAGAAATGAGTATGATTGAAGGTAAACTAGCTACGGCTGGTTCTGGTTTTACTGCTAATCAAGGGTTAATACCTGGATTTGGTGGAGCTGCTGGTCCTGGTGGAGCTGCAATTGCTGCTAAAGGTACACAAGGTTTATTTGATGCTGTACAATCAAGAGGTAATGTTATGGCTGGATACGGCGGAACATTAACTGACTTTGATGCAATATTACAAAACTTAGATTCTCAAGGTGCTATTGAAGAAAACATGCTTTTCTTAGATAGAGGAACAGAATTAACGTTTGATAATATGTTAGCACAACAAAATTCTTACGGAGCTGGAGGTACATCTTACGGTGTATTTGAAAACTCTGAAGAAATGGCGTTGAACTTAGGATTTTCTGGATTCAGAAGAGGTTCTT